TATCCAGAAGTAAGGGAATCTGTTTTGTATCATTGGAAACAGTATGTACTAGGAGATAACTCATGATGTGGATATTAGTCTGGATGCAGCTAGTAGCTAATCAAGGAGTTGATTACTACCAGTTAGGAACATTCGGTAAAGCAGAAGAATGCCAGTTGGCATTGAAAGAAGCAGTGGTTCTGGTGAACCATAGTTCAGAAACATTAGCATGTTTAGAAGTGGATACGAGACAATGACTGACAAAGAGAAATGGATGGCAGAAACTATTGAAAGAAGGCAAAGACCATGCACTAGAAACATTTACTGCGGATTATTAACATGATTGAAGTAACTTACATAAAACATATGGGTGATGATATTGATGTAGTCAATTCTGCACGGGTATCATTTGGTAAAAAATCTAGATATTACTATGGAGATGAAGCAGAGATTGCAGCAAACTTTGACCGTGAATGGGAGTATCCTACGTTTGTTCTAGATAAAGATAAAAAACTAATAAACTATCTTGCTAAGAACAATCACAAGTCACCATTCAACCATTCCTTTGCTACGTTTCATGTCAAAGCACCTATCTTTGTAGCACGACAGTTACAAAAACATGAGTACATGCCTTGGAATGAAATCAGTCGTAGGTACGTAGACAGTGAGCCTGAGTTCTATGAGCCAGAGCATTGGCGTGGACGCAGTGCTGACAAGAAGCAAGGCAGTCAGGGTGTAGTAGATTTAAAGACTAAGCCAACAAACCAGTATGCACTAGAAACATATCGTAACTTACTAGATGATGGTGTATGCCCTGAACAAGCACGTATGGTATTGCCACAGTCTATGATGACTGAATGGTACTGGTCAGGTAGCTTGTATGCTTTTGCAAAGATGTGTAGTCTACGGTGTGCAGACGATACTCAGTTAGAGACACAGTTAGTTGCATTAGAAATAGAGAACGTAATGTTAAATATATTTCCTATATCGTGGAAAGCACTAATGGCTAACCTATGAACTGGGTTATACTTGTTACAGTAATGATGGGTGATCCATTTGTCATACCATACAAATCGTTTAAGTATGAAAAGGATTGCGCTGAGTATGTTACTGATACTAACAATGCAAGTACACTTGCAGTAGAAGTTATTTCAGTAGCAGGATTTAACGATCCAGTGATTGATATTAGTTGTGTAGTAAGGAGAGAAGGATGAAATTAGCAGTGGTAATTGATGTCGATGGTGACATCATGTATGTACCAAAAAATACGCATGGGTTTACTAACTACCCAAAGCCCAAGCTGTTTGATAATCTAATGGACGCAGAGGAAGAGTGTGCTAAGTGGAATACTGGTATTATAGTGGACTACGAGACAGGTGAATCTGTACCTAGAATTAGATCATTTGACATGGATGAACGTAAACGAGCAAAAGAAAGAAAGGAAATGAACAGTGCCTAAGTATGCAGTGATAGCAGTGATGGAGGTAGGGTATAAAACCCACATTGAAGCTAAAGACGATGAGGATGCTTTTACAAAAGCAAAAGATTTAGAGTTAGAAGATTTTGAAAAAGATTGGGGTGGTAGCTTCCGAATCTATGACACGTATGAAGAAGATTAATGTTGCATTTAATTTTAATTCGGTGCTATAATTCCAACTGAGAAATTTAGAGGAAACAAAAATGTCAGATAATCCACACCAACCATGCCCCTATAAAGAGTGCAGTTCTTCGGATGCATTCAACTGGAATGATGATGGTTACGGTCACTGCCACTCATGCCACAGAGCATATCCAATGAAAAACATGCCTGAGACTTTCGAGTGGGTTGCAGAAACCTACCCATTAAAAGAACGTATACAGCCACAGAACATACAGGTATCAGGTGTTAAGTATACAGGTATACGAGACATAGACCCAGACGTTTGCCAGTTGTATGGAATACAGATACAGACAGGTGCAAATGGTGAGGATGTAAGATACGCATTCAAGTATCCACACACAATTAAATACAGAATGTGTAATGACAAATCCAAGTCATGGGTAAAGGATCGTGGCCTTGGTATGAATTACCTTTTCGGACCTGAGTTTAATGCAGGTACAGGTAAACGTATCTACATAACAGAAGGTGAGTTTGATGCTGCATCACTCTACCAAATACTTGGTAAGTCTTTCCCAGTGAAGTCACTACCATCATCTTCTATCGGTGAGAAGTTCATCAAGCACAATCTTAAATATCTATCATCGTTTAAAGAGATAGTGTATGCAGGTGAATTAGACCCACCGGGGCGTAGAGCCGCAGATAAGTTGTATCAGGCATTCCCTGAGAAGTTCTTCTATGTACCTATGACAGAGTGTAAGGATGCGAATGAGTTCCTTATGACAGGCAAGAAGGACAAGCTCATGTGGGCAGCTAGATCCCCACAGAGATACACACCAGAGAACTTCTTCTGTTCTGATGCAGCAGTAGAAGAGGCGATAAAGAATGAGAACCCATACGAGTACATACCTACAGGTCATACAGGTCTTGATGAAAAGATACGTGGTATGGTCAAGGGTGGTCTGACTTTTATCAAAGCACCTCGTGGTACTGGTAAGACAGAAGTTATTCGATACTTCGAGACAGGCTTACTCAAGAATGGTGAGGATGCTGTAGCTATGCTTCACATGGAAGAGATGAAGTCTACTACCTACAGAGCTATGGCTACGTATGAGTTAGGTGTAAACGTGAGAACAAAAGAAGATGCTGCACACAATAACGTATCTGAGAGTAATGTGATTGAAGCTGCAAAGATGGCTACCAAAGGTGAGAAGTCAATCATATTTGAAATGATGTCTCACGATGATCCACTTAAAGTGTTAGATTATGTACGACTAGCAGCAACAGTATATGGTGCAGGTTATGTGTTCATTGACCATGTGCAGCGTCTTGCCTACTTATCTAACTCAGGTGTAGATGGTGCTACCAGTACACTCACCACACTAGGCTCACGTATGGCTCAGTTGGCTAAAGAGTTAAACATTGGTGTCGTATTCATATCACAAGTGAATGATGATGGACGTACAAAGTATGCAGCTTCTTTAGAAGAGGAAGCTATTATCTGTATCAAGCTTGAGCGTACAGCAGAAAGTGAGGACGAGGTGGAGCAGAATACTACAAACTTTATCGTAGATAAGAACAGACCGTTTGCTAAATTAGGTAGAGCAGGTTCTGTATATTATGATCCTGTAACTACAATACTAAGAGAGGATCTATTCACGAGTGAGGCTGAAGTAGCATGAGATGTTGGCACTGTAACACAAGATTGATTTGGGGTGGTGACCATGATTGCCACGAAGATAGTGCTTTTGTTATGGAAACAAATCTAAGCTGCCCTAAATGTAAATCTTTAGTACTTGTGTACTACCCGAATGAAGATGAAAAGGAAGAAGAGTAATGACGATAGCACAAGGAATTGTATTTGATGTTGAGGCAGATGGTTTAATTGAAGACGCAACTAAAATACATTGTCTGTCTTACACTAGAAATGGTAAAGATATTCATACTACAACTGACTACGATCATATGCGTAGAGTCCTACAAAGAGAGGATGTATTGATTGGTCACAACATTATTAGGTATGACATACCATTATTAGAAAAGATACTAGGTATAAAAATAAATGCTAGAATGATCGACACATTACCAATGTCTTGGGTAATGAATACAGACAGAGCAAACCACAAACTAGAATCTTTTGGTGAAGATTTTGGTATACCTAAACCTGTCGTAGAGGATTGGGAGAATCTAGATGCTGCTGTTTACAAACACAGATGCGAACAAGATGTCAGGATAAACTATAAACTTTACTCAAACCTGCATGAAAGATACATGCTTGTGTACAAGTGTAAGAATAATCTAAACAGGTTTTATCAGTATCTATCATTTAAAATGCAATGTGCATACGCTGCAGAAGAAAGTAAATGGAAACTCGATAAAGAGTTAGCACTTAGTTGTATAGATAAACTGAAAGCAGAGCAGGAAGAAAAGGTAGTTGAACTTAAAACAGTTATGCCAATGAGGACTTTGTTTCGTAAGAAATCTAAGCCAAAAGTAATGCATAAAAAAGATGGTTCGTTATCTAAACAAGGTGAAGAATGGACTACATTATTGTTTGAACATCACTTACCATCAAACTACTCTGGTGAAATAGATATTGTTAAAGGTGTTGAAGAAGCTAACCCAAAATCATCTGACCAAGTTAAAGCATGGTTGTTCTCTTTGGGTTGGGAACCTTGCACGTTTAAATATATTAAAGAGTCACCGACAGAAACAAGACTTATACCACAAGTCAGAAAGAACGGTGAGCTTACTCGATCAGTTAAACTATTAATAGAAAACAACCCAGTTGTAGGTGTGCTAGATGGACTCACAGTTATACAACACAGACTTGGTATCTTTGAAGGTTTAATCGAATGCGAGAAGGATGGGTATGTACAAGCGAGTGTGAATGGTCTTACAAACACTCTTCGGTTCAAACATAATAAACCTCTAGTCAACTTACCTAGTATTGATAAGCCTTGGGGTAAGGAGATACGTGGGTGTTTGATTGCCCCGAAGGGTTATAAGTTGTGTGGTGCTGATATGACTTCTCTTGAAGACACAACTAAGCGACACTATATGAAACCATACGATCCTGCATACGTAGAGGAAATGTCTCGTGATGGTTTTGATCCACATCTAGACTTAGCAAAACATGCAGGTGCTATTACACAAGAGGATATAGATAAACACAACTCAGGTGAGGTATCTCTGAAAGATTTACGTAAGAACTATAAGGTTGTGAATTACTCTGCAACCTATGGTGTAGGTGCAGCCAAGTTATCGAGAGAAACAGGGATGACAGAACCAGAAGCTAAAAAACTTTTAAATGCATACTGGGGAAGGAACTGGTCAGTGGCTAAGTTCTCTACAGACAATCTAAGAAAAGTAAAAAAGATTGCAGGACAGATGTGGGTACAAAATCCTGTAAGTAATTTCTGGCATACACTTCGTTATGAGAAAGATGTATTCTCTACACTTAACCAATCTACTGGTGCTTATTGCTTCGATAAATGGTTAGCTATCTATCGTAAGTCCAGACCAAATATATGTGGACAGTTCCACGATGAATCAATCAACCTCGTCAAAGAGGGTGAAGAAGAACGACACAAGTTTATACTTGTATCTGCTATTAATAAACTAAATGAGGAGTTAAAATTAAATGTTGATTTAGGAATAGATGTACAGTTCGGAAATAAATATTCTGAAATACACTAAAAAAGTCTTGCATGTGCTTTTTGATACATGCTACAATTCAATTCTAAACATTAAAGGAGTTAGCAAATGGCTAAAATTACTGTTACTGGAATCGCTCAATGGGCAAAAGTGTTTGAAGAAAACCGTGACCTAGAAGGTTATCAAGGTCAGTGGAAAGATACTGATGGACGTTGTACTATCAATGTTATCTTGGATAAAGATAATTATGCCAAGGTAAAAAATGCAGGGTGCATGTCCAATGGTAAGGAAGATCCACAAGGACGTGGTACTGACATAAAGTTCTCACGTAAGTTTGACACACCAAATGATTGGGATGGTGGAGCACCATCAGTTTATAAATCAGATGGTAGTCTGTGGAACTTTGAAACCGATGGTGTCATTGGTAATGGTTCAGAGGTTCTTGTAGAATTAGACATCTACAAAAACAAGAACTATGGTACTACCACTACTCGACTTGAACGAGTGAAGGTACTCAAGCATATGGAGTATGATTCTTCTGCTGAGAAGGAAGATCCTTTCACACAGAATGTAGCCTCTACTACAGAGGCAGCATCCTCTGAAGAAATTCCATTCTAAGGGGTGAGTAATGCCTAACATTGAAACACTCGTTGAAGATATCTATGGTGTCATCGAAGGAAAGGGTGGGTGGGATAAGACAATCACAGATTATCTAGCAAAGAACATTTCTCAAATAGCTGAATCAAGATTCAAAGAACCTCAGAAACCCAGAGGGTATTTAAGTTTATCCTCTGTGGGTTCACCCTGTAAAAGAAAGACTTGGTATAGAATAAATAAAACAGAGGAAGCTGCACCGCTAAAACCTCAACTACTTGGTCTTTTCTTTTACGGGGATCTTTTAGAAGCCCTAGTTCTTTCACTCGCTAAAGCTGCAGGACATGATGTCCAAGGTGAGCAGGACAGACTATCGGTCAATGGTATCAAGGGTCATAGAGATGCGGTCATTGATGGTGTAACTATTGATGTTAAATCTACATCACGTTATGGAATGAAGAAGTTTAAATCAAACTCATTACGTGATGATGATCCATATGGTTATATTAGTCAGCTTAGTTCTTATGTCTATGCAGGTAAGAATGATCCTTTAGTTAAGGATAAAGATCGTGGTGCTTTTCTTGTCGTACAAAAAGATAGTTTCGAACTACACCTAGATATGTATGACTTCAGTAAAGAACTTGTAACAAAAGAAAAAGAAATAGATGAAGTAAAAAATATAGTATCTGGTAAACTACCAGATGAAAGACTAGCACCTGTACCTCAGTCAGAAGGATCTAAAAATACTAAGCTATGTTTTGCATGTACCTCATGTGAGTATCGTAAGATATGTTGGCCTGAAGTACGTACATTTAAATACTCGTATGGTAAAGAGTACTTAGTTGACGTAGTTAAAAAGCCCAGAGTAGAGGAGCTTATAGATTGAGTAAACGTGCTAAACAGAAAGGGAGATTAGGTCAACAGGAAATAAGAGATGCTTTACTTGAGTTGTTTCCTGAACTGGAACCAGATGATGTAAAGTCTACAGTGATGGGAGAAACTGGTGCAGATATCCAGTTATCTCCTGCTGCTAGAAAATACATACCTATTTCTATAGAAGTAAAAAGAAGAAAGTCTGCACTCAAGACAGTGTACGATTGGATAAAACAAGCAAATAACCATGACAAAGGTGACCCTGTAGTTTTTTATAGATCAGATAGACACCAGTGGTTAGTTGTATCAGAACTGCCACACTACCTTAAACTAATAAGGAGTTTAACAGAAGATGGTAAACAGTGACATACCACAAATGAAACAAGTCAAGATATGGGATGTACTATCAGGCCCATACCCATGTGACTTACCCAATGATATAGACGTACATTATAATTTATGTAAAGTTGAGATAGAAGGAAAGATAATACAGATGGAATACTTTTTTGATAGCTTCAATGATGCATATGAAATGGTAAAATATTTTCAATCTAATATCGAACCTCTTGAGATAGAGATAGATGATCGTGATTGACTTTGAGTTTTACTTGAGTATAACTAAGGACTTTAGCTGTGGAATATGAAGTAATAATAAAACTAAAAATAGATCCAGATTCCTACATATTTGAATTAGGAAAAGAGAATAATTCTGATGATGTAAAAGAACTCATGGAGAATGTTTTGTATGACATAGAAGATGTAGAAATAGTTGAATGTGAGGTAATAAGACAATGATAACTAAAGAAGATATAGATCATTTTAAATACTGGAACGAACCTAATATGGAGATGACTTGGTATCAGGCTCGTGCTGCTGAAACAGCAATATATAAAGACACACATAAAGTAATCTATCCTGCACTAGGATTAGCAGCAGAGGCAGGTGAGGTAGCAAACAAAGTTAAAAAAATATTACGTGACGGAAAGTTTGACAGAGAGGCTATTGCAGATGAAGTCGGTGATTGTCTTTGGTACATAGCTGCACTATGTCGTGACCTCAATGTTGAGATGGCTGAGATTGCACAGAATAATTTAGATAAGTTAAATGATAGAAAAGAACGTGGTACATTGCAGGGAAGTGGGGATAAAAGATGAGTGAAATATTAACAGCAGTATTTATACTTGCATCAATAATTGCAGGTGCTATATGGGTAGCAACACGGAGATATGATAAATGAGCAACTTACTTCCAACAGATTATCAGTCTTTCATTCACACCTCACGTTATGCACGTTGGTTAGAAGATGAAGGGCGAAGAGAAACTTGGCCTGAAACAGTCGGTAGATATGTATCTAATACTTTACATACAAAAGTAGATGAGCAGACTGTCAATGATATTGAACAAGCAATACTTGGATTAGAAGTTATGCCAAGCATGAGAGCAATGATGACTGCTGGCCCTGCTGCTGACAGAGATAATACCTGTATGTACAATTGTTCTTACTTACCTGTTGATGACCCTAAATCTTTTGATGAAGCTATGTTTATACTACTGTGTGGAACTGGTGTAGGCTTCAGTGTTGAGCGTCAGTTTGTGAAGCAACTACCTGAAGTACCTGACTTGTATGACAGTGATACTATTATTGCAGTGAAGGATAGTAAGGAAGGTTGGGCAAAAGCATTACGACAAGTAATAGCGTTACTCTACAGTGGTGAGATACCTAAGTGGGATGTATCAAAGGTTAGACCTGCAGGTTCTCGACTTAAAACATTTGGTGGTAGAGCTAGTGGTCCTGCCCCTTTGGTAGATTTGTTTAACTTTGTCGTTAAGATATTTAAAGACTCACAAGGGCGAAAGCTATCATCAATTGAGTGTCACGATATAATGTGTAAGATTGGTGAAGTTGTAGTTGTAGGTGGTGTACGTAGATCAGCAATGATTTCTTTATCTAATCTTAGTGATGATCGTATGCGTCATGCTAAGTCAGGTAAGTGGTGGGATAACGAACCACAACGTGCATTGGCTAATAACTCTGTATCTTATACAGAGAAACCAGATGGCATCTCTTTTATGAGAGAGTGGATGGCATTAGTAGAATCAGGGAGTGGAGAACGTGGTATATTCAATCGTGAAGCGAGTAAAAAACAAGCTGCAAAGTATGGCAGACGTGACCCTAATTATGAGTTTGGTACTAACCCCTGCTCAGAAATTATATTACGGCCTTACCAGTTTTGTAACCTCACTGAGGTTGTCGTTAGAGCTACAGATACGTATGACGATCTGGCACGTAAAGTTAAGTTGGCAACGATTCTTGGCACTATTCAGTCTACCTTCACTAAGTTCCCATATTTGCGAAAAGTGTGGCAACGAAATACCGAAGAAGAACGATTGTTGGGTGTGTCGCTCACTGGAATAATGGACAATCCATTAATGACTAAAAAGAATAAAGGATTGGAAAAGACACTCGCAAACCTACGATCTGTTGCAGAAGAGACTAACCGTAAGTATGCTGACCTACTTGGTATATCTCAGTCTGTCTCTATCACATGTGTCAAACCATCTGGAACTGTCTCACAACTTGTAGACTCAGCCAGTGGTATCCATTCTAGACATTCCCCTTACTACATACGTACTGTACGTGGTGATAATAAAGATCCACTCACACAGTTTATGATAGAACAGGGAATACCTAGTGAACCTGACGTTATGAAGCCTGATGCTACTACGGTGTTTAGCTTTCCTATCAAGTCACCAAGAGGTTCAGTCGTTACTGCAGATCTAACTGCTATTGAACAGTTAGAGATGTGGTTAATCTATCAACGTAATTGGTGTGAACACAAACCAAGTGTGACTATCAATGTTAAAAAGGATGAATGGTTTGAAGTCGGAGCGTTTGTGTATGAGCACTTCGATGAAATGTCAGGAGTATCTTTCTTACCATACGAAGAACATACGTACCAACAAGCACCCTATCAAGAGGTTGACAAGGAGACTTATAATAGTTTACTATTAACCATGCCAAAGAAAATTGATTGGTCTAAACTCTCAGACTATGAGAAAGAAGATGGTACTAGTTCTAGTCAGCAGTTTGCTTGTACTGGTGACGTTTGTGAAATTGTAGATATAACTTAGGAGTATATAATGCTACAACCAATTAAAGGATCATACTACAGAAAGTTTCAACCTAAATCATATGAGGAGAATGATAGCAAAGCTAAAACAGTAATAACAAACTACCTAAAAAATAATGGACATACTATTCTTGATACAGAAGAAGACTTTTCTTTTGATATAAAGAGTGAGAAGAATGGTGGTATGTATTACTCTGAAGTAGAAATGAAAAACCAATGGACAGGTGATTGGAATCCTAAATGGAAAGAGATACGTATACCGTACAGAAAGTATCGACTTATAAATAAGTACAAGAAAGTACAGGATGAGAATACTTACTGTAACTTTTATGTGATACGACATGACTGCAAACAAGCATGGAGAATCAAAGACTATCAACTTACTGAAGAGTGTGCAAAGGAGATATGGTTAGCTAATGCTAGACGCAAAGAATATTTCTTTCATATTCCTTTTGAAGAAGCGGAGTTAGTTACACTATGAAGTTTGATCCTGTAAATAAACCTGCTCACTATAACATAAATGGTGGTATAGAGTGCATTGATTATATAAAACAGGTATTAGGATTGGATGGTTTTATAGCCTATTGCCACGGTAATATGATTAAGTATCAACATCGACATAGATATAAGAGTAACCCTGTAGAAGATATGGAGAAGGCACAATGGTATCTAGACAAAATGCTTCAGGCTATGAAGGAAAAAAGAAAGTAAATCCTTTTAACGAAGGACAGATCGCTTTCAGAAAAGGTGAGTTGGGTAATCCATACCCGACCAATACTAATAATAACAGAAGTTGGGAGTTTGGTTTTAATACCGCATACTTTACCAACCTAAAAAAAGTAAAAGAGTATGAGCAAAAAACTAGAGTTGGAAGCAAAAAAGTTTACACAGAAGAAACGAACCTCTAAAGCTATGAAACCCCTCACTGCACGGAGATACCTAGCAGGTCAAGCACTTGCTGGGTTACTCATAAACAGTAAAGGGGTTTCACAAATGGCAGATATAAAAAGAGCAGCTTACGATTGGGCTGATTATATGTTAGAAGATGATTAGTAGTTAATTAAAAGGTATTACAGATCCAATATCTGTATCTTCTTCTTCTTTACTAACGACATCTATAATAAGTTGTCTTCTGTTTATTTCATCTATAATATCTGTAGATCTCTCCAGATATTCTCTTGCACTTTTAGCATCATTAAATTTGTCAGGATATCTGGAGATAATACTATCTAAACTTTTCTTACCTATTTTAGCAGTTTCAAGTTCATAGCTGTTTCTTATGTAACCTATAGCTCTCTTTTTTAGTTTAGGGTTATTTAAAGCACTTTCAAAAACTGCTTTTACTGCTGCTTCTTCGTAGTCTATATACTGATTAATCCAAGCAGTTAGTATTTCAATTTTTTTATTATTTTTAAATTCTGCACTACGTGGTAACTCATCAAGCTCATTATAGCTAAGTTCAGAATACTCAGAATCTCCACCTATTTTTCCCTGTTCTCTCCACACATCAAACATTGCATATAATTTTTGAGAAAGATTGTACTCAACTTGGTGAGCAAGACTGTTATTTTTAACTTTCTTTTTCGTATATAATTTATAGTCTTTTAGACCAAGCCTTGTAATTTCTTTTTGTAGTCCGGTGCTTGGTGGTTCTTGTGACATACCAAATTGTTTAGTAATAGGATTATAGCTACCTATTGCATACGGAGTAAAGATACTATACAGTTTATAGTCATAACCTTCTTTACCAGATATTGGTGTTCGAGATTGATTATAACTAAACATATTACTGTCTAATAAAAATCTGGTTGCTTGAGCTTTTAACAGTTCACTATTAAATATATCAGATATAAAGTTTCTTTCTCCATATATATCTGTTCTATCTTTTTCTCCCGGAAGTAAAGTACGTGTGTAAGGATTACCTGCTGCATCAAAATTAATCTGTGCATAAACGTCTTTAGCAATAGTTGCAGGATAACTAAAGGTAGCAATAATATTACCTAGTTCTTTTTCTAAACCTTCTGTAGCACCACGTTCTTGTGTTGATTTAATAATCTCTCTTACAAGAGGAAACTCAAGACTAAAAGTACCTGTCCTTAAATCTGGAACACCCCCTAGTATTTCTAATACATTTTCTCTTGTTGTAGTTGTATTCCAAGGAAGACGATTCATGTATCTGTACACCAGATCACCTAACAAAAGATTAGCTGCCCAAGGTCCAGCAACCCTAGCTAACTCTATTTCACCTGCCCCACCTTCTAATTCTAATCTGTCAAAATCTATTTGACCTTGCTTGGCGGCTGCTGCATATACTCCACCTAAAAACAATGATGCGCCTGTTATCTGTCTAGCAATTCTATCGTCACCTGTCTTAATAGGATCACTAAATGCACGACCCATAACTGTTTCAAACCTATCTAACCCACCAGTAACCATACCGATAGGTGTGTAGTCGCTAATATATTCTAAGTGGTTTGCTACGTATCTTGGAAAAGGTATATCTGCACCTACAGAAATTAGGTATGGGTATTTTCTATGTATCTGCTGTAGTTTTGATGCACCCTTACCAAATAAAGAAGCATCTCTTTTATAGTCTCTTTGAAATGTAAATCTCTTTGCTTCATCTATTGCTTTATCTAATACTTCCTCTGGAATATCTTTAAAAGTTCCACCGTTTAGAATAAATTGAGAGAAATTTTTTCCTATGTATTCATTATTTGCTTCTCTTAACTGTCTATCTAATGAAGCATACAAAGCACTCTGTTTAAATACAGCATCTGTCATAATGTTAAGTTTGTTTACAAACCTACCTGCATTAGCCATCCAACTTTGACTACCTAAATGATTTAATGCACGAGTGTTTTCATAGAACAAATCTCTATATTTAAGTGGTGCATTTTCCATTAACATATCTTTTGCAATCATAGCTTCGTCACGATTAAAAGTTAAGCCCCGAAGATTAGATAAACTGCCACCTACCCAACGTCTATTTACAGTACCGTCAGGTAGTTTTTCTCCACGACCAACACGAATAGCATTCTTCCAGAAGTGATCTGATATATCAATAAAGGTATTAAAACCTTGTGTTGTTACGTTAGCAACAGTTGTACCTACCTGAGAAGTCATAAATGCAATTCTTAGTGCATCTGAATCTTGTAAAAACTTAAAAACTTTTTGCGGTATGCTTGGCGCATCTTGATTTTTATTTTTAAAACCTTGCTCCCTACCACCTACAGCTTCAAATAAATCCGCAACTTCTCTATCTGCCAAACTTGTAATATTATTTTCTGCTAATATATCTATATTTGCAAATGCTCTTTTTATCTGGCCTACTTGACCAAGTAATCTACCTGCTTTAGATAATTCTGCTAAAAATATATAAGAAAACTCTTCACCAGATAAATTATATTTTTCTCTTATCTCATTTGCTTTTTTAGAATCTAACATTAATCCACTATCAGGATCTTTTAGCTTTCGTGCTATAGCAGATGTTATTCTTTCTCCCGGTTCTATCTTTAATAGGTCTTTCATTTCAATAGATGCAGCCACGATACCCTTTACAGTGTCAGTATCTAGACCTACATCTAACATTCTGTTACCTTTAGAGTTTAAAACTTTATCTTTAATTTCTTGACCTCTTGCAACTAAATCAGGATCAAGAGGATCTAGCTTTTCATTAAGTCTTTTTGCACGTACAATACTAAGAGCATCGACCACATCTTCTAAAGTTTCATTTATTACCTTTGGTTTTGCACTTGTAATAGTACTAGTTGCTTCCTTGTTTGCTTTTGCTCTAGCTTTTTTACCAACTTGTATATTTCTCATGGTAGTATCTACAGCTTTGTTTGCTTTCTTAACATCTAATGCACCGAAAGCTCCCCCCATAGTTGCACCAATAGTTCCAGCTATTAAACCATCTCGTAGTACATCACCCTTTGTATACGTATAATCATCTATTGTTTCTTCTCTTGCTTCTTGTTGTGCGTATGCCATACCACCACCAAGAGGTGCTTCTATAGCAAAAGATATTCCTGCACCTTTAGCTGCACCTGCTGTAAAAGTCTTTTTAAATTTCTCTTTTACTGCAGCTTCCTTTATTCCTTCTGATAATAACTTTGACATATGAGCACGAAGAGACATTTGTGCACCTTTAGAAGCACCTTTAGCTGCTATCTTAGAAAAGATACCAGTACCTAGTGTTGCTGCTGTTGCTATCGTAGATGGTGACGAAGCAAAAGCTCTGAGGTAATCTCCTGCACCTTCTAGTTTACTTGCTAATGATCCATCACCACCACCTGCACTCATGTCGTAGGCTTGCATCAACCTACCAAAAGCTTTTTTACCTTCTTTAAATTGTCTATCTCTACTTTTTGATCCAGATACTTTTTCATTCGTTTCAAAATCTCTCTGAACGTAAAGTAAATCTTTTACTGCTGTTGTTTCATTTGTAGATTGGAATCGCATATGTTCTACAAAATCATTTGCAAGACCTTCTACACCTTTTTCTTCTATTTCTTTTTGAGAATAATTATATCGACCACCAGTAAAAAACTTTTTAAGATCGTTTCCGAAAGTCTCATCACCAATTAGATCTGTGAAATAATTGTCTTCTGCTTTTTGTATATACTCAGCCATTAATTATATACCTTATTATTGTAATATTTCAGGTTGATTAGGTTTATAATCTGTAAGTTTTTGTTCAACCGTATCAGTAACTATTGGTATAGCTTGTTCAATTGTTTGTACTGGCTCAACAGGTTTTGGTGGTTGTAATTTTTGTTCCCAATATTTAACACCATCAAACATATTATTTTCATTTTGTAGGTATTTTAAAAACAACTCATCAAAATTATCTTCGAAATGATCTGGTTTTACTCGGTCACGAATTTCATCTGTACCTTGAGTTCTTAAATAGTCAGCATAATCTTGTACTACATCACCAGCAAAATCAATTAAGTCAGATTCTTCTGTATATATACGAGGTTTAATATATTGCTCAACTACTGTATCTGTAACATCTAAAAGTATTTTATTTATTTCTGGATCAGTTAATTGGCTAATTTTTAAACCCGGATTATTTGGATCAGGTACATCAGTATAAGTTGCACCAAGCATTGGACCAATTCTTTTTGCAAGCTCTGATCTGATACCTGCTATTTCAGTCCTACTTACTCCCCTACCTTTTTTAGTATTATAATCTATTTTAGATGGTTTAGTTTCTGTTTCTGTAGTAGGCAATAGATCTATTAGTGCTTCGTTTAAACCTTTTTCATCAGTTGCATTAATTGCTTTTAATAAACCCTCTAGACGTTCATCGTCATCTTTTATATTACCAATGTCTAATCCTGCAGCAACAGCATTAGCTAAAGTTTCATCATAGTTAGGGTCTTTAGGATCTAATAGATTTTCAACCAAACTAGTAAGTTCGTTTACCCAACCTTGAGATACTTTATCAAGTCCAATTTTTTGTAGTTTATTTAATTCAAACTCCAATTGATCAGTTTTTTCTAGAGCCAAAGCTGCTTTTCGACTAAACCCAAAGTTTTGTGCGAGTGCAACTCTTTCTTTTCTAGTAGAAATACTTTTCTTTTTATTTTCAATTCTATTTAAAAGTTCTGGAATAACAATAGATTTTGTTTTTTCTAGAGACTCAGCTAGAAATCTTTCTCTTGCATCTTTTCTATCCTGTCTAGCTACCTGCGCTTGTCTTACACCAGCCCAAAAACCTAAAGCCATATTAACTACCTCTCGCCATTAAACCAACAGGAGCTTCTTCTTCAGGGATTTCCTGTTCAATAGTTTCTTCTGTAGGTTGTTCTTCTTCCATATCAAGTTCACCAAGTTCACCTATAAATACTTCTCTTGCTGACTCATCTCTTTTTAAATCTTGAAGTTCTTTATCAATTTCGATTAAACTTTCATCTACTTCTTCAGATAAATCTTCTTCAGTCATTGCGTAAGATACACCTACAGCATCTAAAACTTTGGATATAAATTCCATAAGTGGTCCTTTAATTGCAAGACTTACATCAATAGTATGCAAACCTTCTAAGACAGAAGCACGTAAGTATCCTTCAACAATAGTCTCAATATCAAATCCAAAATCTACAGCAGCAATAACTTTTTCTAATATGTCAGCATCATTAAAATAATTTAAATGCCCCATTAAAGCTTCTTCAGCATTTACAATTTCTGGGGGTTGTTCGTATGGGGCATTTCCCGGTTCTCTTGTTAGAGACTGACCCGGTATAGGTGCTGTAAACTCTAAGGTTTCTTGATTCATTATCTTGTCCTTCTTTGAACTAGTGATTTATTAGCAGCTTCTAATTTAACTAACTCTGCTTCCATAATTCTACGATTTCTATTTACACCATCGTTATCTTCAGTAAGAGTTAGTATAGCATCTGCTATTGCACTGTTATCACCAGTTTTTAAAGCTTCTCTAATTCTGTTTGGAACTCTACCATAGTTATATGTAATAGATACTGTAGCTGCTTTAGCATTGTCTGAAAGTTTATTCCAAGAATCTCCAATACTATTTTTTATAATAGGTACAAAATCTTCTGTTATTCTTTTTTCTAGAGCTTTTAATGCTTGCTCTTTACTTACGACAGTATCTTGTGTAACTTCTATTGGATTACCACTATCATCGTACAAAGTATCTGTTCCATATCCAACTCTCCAGTGATCTACATCCCAATATGCTTCGTCTTTAAAACCTTCAAACTTAATTAAACTGTTTCTAGATATTTCTTTCCAGTTAGCACCTTTAGCTACTTCTATAGCACCAACACCCTCTGCTCTAGTTTTTGGTCTTTTCTTTTCAGACTCTAATTTATCAATTATTTCAGCAGCTTTAGTACCAAAATCAAAACTAGAAATACTAGAAGAGTACTGACCAATGGCATCAGAAACACTTTCTTCTGTTGCCTCTTGTGTCTGTCTATATTTTTTTAATATACTACCAGAGGAACGTGTAATTTTTGGTCCACTTTTTATATCTGACATTCTAGAACCAAAGTCACCTACTCTGCTACCTCTAGAACTTAATAAAGATCTTTCTTCTGCCATACTTAACTCTTTCTATTAATCAAAAGGCCAAAGTAAATCATACCAAAAACTTACCTTGTCTTTATTTTCAGAATACTCTAATGACTCTCTTACTGCCTCTAAATCTTTATCCGCTATTAAAAGACTTAATACTCTATCTAATCTACTATCTTCAGCTTTAAAAGCCATATCCATAATGTCTCTTTCTCTTTGCCAAATTTCATCTAATGTTTTATTTGTAAGAGCATTTACATCTTTTGCAAACTCTCTGTTTGCATTGTTTTCTTCAGCAGTATTTAATGTTGCTACATTCTGCCGCCATAAAGTATTTGCTTGTGCAACCACTAATCTATTAGTGGCATTAAACTGTTTTCTTTGTTCTCTTAAACCTGCATTATATTGTTTAGCTGCATTCTTTTGTCCTGCATTAAACTGATTAATAGCATTTAATTGACCTGCATTAAACTGACTTACTTGTGCTTCTAAGTTTGCCATAAATTGTTTTGTTTGATTTTCACTAGCAGCATTAAACTGTTTAGCAGCATTGTCTGCAGCTTGGTCATTAAAAAGAGACTGAATAAGAGACTGAGATTTAAATAAACTAGTTTGTTGTCTATTATTTAAATTAGTCATATCCATTTGTAAAAATGCATTAGCATTTTGTACAGCAGCTTGTTGTTCATTTGATAGGTTCTGCTGTTCTAATTGTGATATAGCAGCAGCTTGTGCCATAACCATAGCTTGCTCATTTGATAAGTTTGCTAAGTTCATTGTATTTGCAGCACGACTATTTTCTAATGCTACTTGTTGTTCAGCATTAAAATTCATATTTGCTACATCAGCAATACGAGATGCATTTTGAACTCTTGCTTGAAATGCTTGGTCAAACTCTTGACCTATAAATGCTGCTCGTTGTTGTGCTGCAAGCATAGCACGTTGTTGACGATTTGACAAGTTCTGCATTTCAAATTGTGCTTGTGTTTGTGCATCAGCCATAGCAATAGGTAATGCAGACTCCATAGCAGCTTGTACAGCCGCCTGTCCTGCTATGCTAGATGCACCTAGTCCTCTAGCTGCCATCTTACCCATAGCGGCTCTCATTGCTCCTGCAGCCCATGCAGGTGTGTCACCACCGTCAAAATCAGCCATCAAACTTTCTAACTGATTTTGTACCATTGTTTGTGCAGAGGGAGTAGCTTCTGCAGCTTGTATTTGTTCTGTAAATGCTGATGCTTTAGCTGCATCTGCGACACCAGATACAAGTTCACCATCTTGTATTTCTCTTTGTACAGGATTCTGCATCATAATAGCAGATCCTTGTGCTGCTTGCATATTACCTACAGCAGTTTTAGTAGGATCTACTGTCGCAGCTTGTGCTAATGATTGTGCAGAAATTTCTCCCTGTTCTGCTGTCACACCCTCTAAAGCTTTACTAACACCTTCTGCTGAAGTTGTAGCATCAAATGTACTTGCTGAAATTGTTTTTGGTGCATCAGCAGTAGCAGTTTCACCAACTGTAGTAGCATCATAACCTTCAGCTTGACCTGTAATTTGTCCTGCATCACTCGGTAAAACAGTTCCTTCAGTTGCAGGATCTATTTCAGTTACTTCTTGTCTTTTAATAGTACCTTCAGGATCAGTTACTGCACTTAAAGATAGATCACTAACCCCAGCTTGCATTTCTTCTACTTTTGCCTGAGTAGCTTTCTGAACTGCAGCATTATATGCTTCTGCATCTTGCTGAAACTGTAATATTTCTGCATCATATTTTTCTTTTGCTTTTATATATGTATTATAAGCTTTAAGATTTGTTTTATATTCAGCATTCTTTTTCTTCCATTCTTCATGCGGAGCATTTAATGTTTTTAACATTTCTTTAGCTGCTTTTGCAGCTTTTGATTTTTTATTTGGATCATTAAAATACTGTGTAACTTTTATATCACCAGATACTTTATTTTTTAATTCTGCTCTTTCTGTTTTACCTTTAAGTCTATTTTGAAAATGAGAATATTTACCGGGATCTTTACCGGGATCTTGTGGTTTTTCTACAACTTTAGGTTCAACAGGTCTTGTTGGTTTTTCTAAACCACCTTGATTATAACCTACAATATAACCACCATTATTTAATTTTGCTATTGGTTTTCCTGCAGTAATTTTATTTAATGCACTGGACATTTTTCCAACACCAGAAGCTGCACCGGGATTAGATGCAAGAAAAGCTTGTATCTCATCCATCTGGTTAGAACCTTTATAGTTCCAAAATTTGTTTAAATAAGTTTGTGTTTGAGTTCTATCCATTATAATTACCTATTTTACCAAGTACCTCGGTGTTTACCTATAAAGTATATTATTGCACCAAATATAATAAAGCCAGTAAATACCATAACAATTCCAATAGCCCAGTTTATTAGGTTGTCTATTTTTTCTTGTCTACGATAAACAGCTTCTTTTTGCATTCTTCTTTGTTCAGCTTCTATCTGTACAATACTTTCCCAAGCTGAAGGTCCGTAGTATAGTGAGATATACTCACGTAACTCTTCTCTCATCTCTTTGGCTTTCTGCTGTGCTGCCCATATCTCTACAGCAGATGTATCAAATTTAGGATCAAGTCTTTTCCAAAGAGGTGGATCTTTTGCTTTGTTACCTAAATAATCTAAATCACTTACAGCTTTACCAAACGAAGAAAGATCTTTACCTAGTTCACTAATTTCCTTACCAGCATTAACAGCTTTTTTAATTCCACTAAAAGCGGTGGTAGCTAATGCAATAGCTGTTGCTGGATCTATCATTACATACCATCGTCATTCATAGTCATTCTATTATGTTCACGATTCATGTATTTTAATTCTGTTTCCAGTAAAGCTATTCTTTGTTTTAATTCATTAATGGAATTAAAAGAAGCAAGCATAGCTGCCATCTCTTCCCATAGTTCATCACTATCTTCCCACAGTTCTGTTATATCTGCTCTACTCTCCTGTACATCACGTTTAAGATTTACAG